TATAATTAACTACCAAAGATTTTTATAATTATTTTTTATATATCTTTGTTTTTATGAAACAGCCAAGAGTTTTAATTGAAACGGAACATGATCAGGAATACCGAAACTTTGATTTTGTTATTAGTGATGTTAATGGTTGTTATGTAATCGATAGTGAGACAATGTGTTTAGTTTTAAATGGAACTGATTTTATATTGGAGTTCAATGGTGAACTTTACGATGAAGTTAAAAAGAATATAGCAATTAGAAACCTAATAAATAAAAATTAGCGGGAGTAGTAAATTAAAGTTACTCTTTACCTACTCTTTTTAAGGGTAGGTTTAACGTATTAAAAACTATATGAAAAAAGTAAAAATATCAGAGGTTAAACTTAACCCAAACAATCCTCGTTTAATTAAAGACGATAAGTTTAAAAAGCTAGTTCAGTCTATTAAAGACTTTCCCGAAATGCTAAACATCCGGCCTATTGTAGTTAATCAAGATATGATTATACTTGGTGGAAATATGCGATATAAGGCCTGTAAAGAAGCCGGACTAAAAGAAATACCTATTATAGTAACTGACTTAACAGAAGACCAACAAAGAGAATTTTTGATTAAAGACAATACAAGCGGTGGCGAGTGGGATTGGGAAGTATTAGCAAATGAATGGGATAGTGAAGAATTAGAAGCTTGGGGATTGGATTTGCCGATTGATTTTAATACAGAAGTATTAGAAGCTGAAGAAGATGACTTTGAAGTTCCTGAAGACAGTATTGAAACCGATATTGTTTTAGGTGATTTATTTGAAATTGGTGATCATCGTTTGCTTTGTGGTGATAGTACGGATAGCGATGCGGTTGCAAAGTTAATGAATGGAGAAAAAGCTGATATGGTTTTTACAAGTCCACCATATAACGGGAATACTACAATGTATGATTATGTTATTGTAGATGGAAAAAAGAAACGAAAAGATAAACCATTATACCAAAACAACGAAACAGATAATAAAACATCACAAGAATATATTGATTTTTTACATTCAGTAATGAATATATGTTTTATAAATACATATGGTTATATTTTTTGGAATATTAATTATAATGCTAAAAGTAGATTTGAATATATAGAATGTGTTTATCCTTATAGAGATAAACTACAAGAAACAATAGTTTGGAAAAAAAATGCTATACCTACTGCAAATGGTTTAACTCGTAATTTTGAATTTATATTTATGTTTAAAACTAACGAAGAAATAAAACACTTAAATAAAGAATATGATGTTATTCATAATGTTTGGGAAGTAAATAATTCAGGAAGCCAAACAGATACACATAAAGCGTGTTTTCCAATAGGATTACCAAGTAAAGCAATAGCATTAAATGAAAGTACTAAATTAATATTTGAACCATTTACTGGAAGCGGAACAACAATGGTTGCATCACACCAACTAAAACGCAAATGTTACGGAATGGAATTAGACCCGAAATACTGCCAAGTAATAATTGACCGAATGAAGAAGTTAGATCCAACACTTGAAATAAAACGTAATGGCATACGACAGAAATAAAATATTTGAACAAGCAAAGGAAGTAATTGTTAAACATAAACTTTTTTTTGTGGAGGATATTGTGGCTTTTTTGCCTTGTGCAAAGCCAACTTTTTATGATTTTTTTCCTCCTGACTCTAACGAATTGAACGAACTAAAAGCGTTACTTGAAACAAATCGAACTACTTTAAAAGTGTCAATGCGGTCTAAATGGTACACTTCAAACGCTCCAGCTTTGCAAATGGCTTTGATGAAACTTATTGCAACGCCTGAAGAATTGAAGAAACTATCAATGCAGTTTGTTGAAAGCGAAAATAAAAATACAAACATTATCAGTTTAGGTAATGGCATAAATCCAAATGAAACTACTTCTTAAACAAGAGAATGCTGTTTACTTCCTAAAAGATAGAATTACTAAAGAAGTTCTTTATGGTGGAGCTGCGGGTGGTGGCAAATCCGCTCTCGGTGTATTATGGCTTATTGAACAATGTCAAGCTTATCCTGGCACTCGTTGGTTAATGGGAAGGTCAAAGCTAAAGACCTTAAAAGAAACGACTTTAAATACTTTCTTTGAACTTACATCCAATTTAAAGCTATCTAATTGTTATAACTATAATAGTCAAACAGGAGTAATCACCTGGACCAATGGAAGCGAAATATTATTAAAGGATCTATATTCTTATCCCGCTGATCCAAACTTTGATAGTTTAGGTTCGTTAGAGATAACCGGAGCCTTTATAGATGAGTGCAATCAAATATCATTTAAAGCGTGGCAGATAGTTACATCCAGGATAAGATATAAGCTAAATGAATATAACTTAACACCGAAGATATTAGGAACGTGCAACCCGGCAAAGAACTGGACCTATTCAAAGTTTTACATTCCAACTGCTGCCGGAACTATAAATGAAACACGAAAGTTTATACAATCATTACCAACTGACAATCCTAACTTACCATTATCCTATTTAGATAGTTTACTTGCTTTGGATGAGAATAGTAAGCAAAGGTTGTACTATGGAAATTGGGAGTTCGATAATGATCCGGCAAGGCTTATCGACTTTGATAAGATACAAAACATATTTACAAATGATTTTGTTGATAGTGGCGATATGTATATTAGTGCGGATATTGCTCGTTACGGAAGCGATAAGATGGTTATATTAGTTTGGAGTGGCTTCCGGGTTATTGAGATATTTACTTTAGACAAATCAAGTATTACAGAAACCGCCGAAGCAATCAAATCATTAATGAACAAACATCGAGTTCCATTGTCTAATGTGGTTGCCGATGAAGATGGTGTTGGTGGTGGTGTTGTTGATATTGTACGTTGCAAAGGCTTTGTAAACAACTCCAAAGCATTGAAAGAGGAAAACAATAATGTAGAGTATCAAAACCTTAAAACACAATGCTATTATAAACTCGCTGAACTGATCCAGGCAAATAAACTATTTATTGATTGCAACAATGCCGATGTTCAAAATACCATTTGCAAAGAGCTTGAACAAGTTAAAAGGGATAAGATTGACCAAGATGGTAAGTTGCGAATCCTTACAAAAGAGAAAGTAAAAGAGTTAATCGGACATTCGCCTGACTATTCCGATGCGTTGGCCATGCGTTTCTATTTTGACTTAAAACAAACTTTCTTTACATTCTAATAAAAAAATATATCTTATTTATATTTAGTCTAAATAAAATTTATATATTTGTGGTTAATTAAGATTAATTTAAATGGAATTTAAACAATTAGCTTACGACTTAAAAGAGTTAGACGAAACAAAAGGCGTTGTTACTGCCTATGCTAACGTTTATAACTTTAAAGACAGCGATGGAGATATTTCCGCTTATGGTTCATTTGATAAAACTGTAAACGAAAACTTTAAACGCATCCGGGTATTGAAGGATCATAATCCAACAATGATGATAGGTGTTCCTTTGACTATTGATACTAAAGACACTTATGGACTTCTTACTACTACTAAATTCAATATGAATAAGCCATTAGGTAAAGATATGTTTACTGATGTGAAGCTTATGTTTGATACTGGATTAAATGCAGAGTTAAGTATAGGTTATAGAGTAATGCAAAGAGACCAAAAAGATAAAAGCATTATCAAAGAATATAAGTTAATGGAATATTCTTTTTTATCAAGTTGGGGAGCAAATCAACTATCAACGGTACAGGATATAAAATCAATCCAAAGTCATTACGGACTTATGGAACTTATTACAAAAGCTTACAATTTGCCTTATTCAGATGATAGATTAAGACAGATTGAAACAATATTAAAATCACTCACAATGGAGCCGTCAGAACCTGACACTTTTGATAATGAGCCGATATTATTAGACACGTTAAAATCATTTAGAAACTCGTTAAATTTAAAATAAAAAATGGACGAAAAATTATTAGCCGAATTGGCACAGATTAAAAGCGGATTAGAAACTAAAACATCTGCTGAAGTAAAAAGCGCAATCGAAGCGTTTGAAACAAAATTAACTGCGGAAATCGTATCTACTTTCGATGCAGAATTACAAAGTGTAAAAAATCAACTTGAAGCTAAATTTGCTGCTGACTTAAAAGCGGTTCAAGATCACGCTGACAAATTGGATGTTAAATTACAAGAAGGTGCTAAAGCAACTGCTAACAAAGGAGTTGATGCTATCAAATCTGTAATTAAAGACAATGCTGAAAAAATTGCATCTGTTCACGAAAACAACAAAGTGAGATTGAAAGCTGTTGGAAATATGACAACTGCTAACTTCACTGGAGAAGAGCCAAGAGATTATAACTTCGATATAGTTAAATTCCCTGCTCAAATGGTTAACGTTGCTGATTTAACAGGTAACATCAACATTAACGGTGGAACTTATACTTATACAGTAGAAGGTGCCGGAGAAGGATCTATTTCAACACAAACTGAAGGAAGTGCAAAATCTCAAAGAGATTACGACTTTACTGCTGTTGATGTTTCAACCAACTTCATTGCTGGTTTTGCTCGTTACTCTAAAAAAATGCGTAATAACTTATCTTACATAACTTCAGCTATTCCTGACTTATTAAGAAGAGATTATTTCAAAGCTGAAAATGCTGCGTTCAATACTGTATTAGCAAATGATGCTACTGCTTCAACTGAAATCATTACAGGAAGCACTAAATCTGAAATGCTTATCAACGAAATTGGTAAATTGGAAGATGCTAACTACATGGTAAATGGTATCGTTATCAGACCAACTGATTATTTAGATATCTTGAAAACTGCGAAACAAGATTTAGAGTCTGCCGTTACTTACGAAGGTGGAGTTTTAAGAGTTGCAGGAGTTCAGGTATTTAAAGCTACTTGGTTAGCTGCTAACAAATACTATGTTGGTGATTGGACAAGAGTTAACAAAGTAACTACTGAAGGATTGTCTTTAGAGTTTTCAGAAACTGAAGGATCTAACTTTGTAAACAACAACATTACTGCTCGTATTGAGTCACAAGTAGCGTTGGCTGTTGAGCAACCATTAGCATTGGTTTATGGTGATTTCACTGCAACTGCATAATCATTAAGATTTTTAACATAAAGCCACTACTTGAATGTGGTGGCTTTTTTTTATTACAATATTATGACATTCAAAGTATTAAAACAATTTTACACTCATTCCAATAAAAAAACCTATAAGGTTGATGAAACTATTGAGCTAACTAAAGATGAAGCTTTAGGAATGCTTACTCATGGTTATTTGGAGGAAGTCAAAGAAGTTAAAGAAGTTAAAGAACCTAAAACCAAAAAATAATGACTAATTATACCGATGTTATTTCTTTAGAACAAGCGAAGTTATATCTTAAAATTGATGATGGCCAAACCATTACCGATGATGAAATAACCGGAATGATAAACTCTGCACTTTCATTTATTGAGAAACGTACAAATCACATATTTAAAACACGTGATAAAGTATATTTTAAAGATTGTGCTTTAGTGCAACAAGTTAAAGTTTATGACTATCCAATAGACAATACTGAAACCGAATTAGAAATAGAATACAGGCCTTTATATGCTATTGTTCCAACGGTTAATAATATGGTTACTTTAACAACTGGTTACACAAGTGTTGAGGATATTCCTTCAGAATTAATCGATAGTGCTTTACAGCTTATCAACTTTTGGTTTTATAATTCAGAAACTAAAAACGCAATGAATAGCGTTCCTGACTTTGTATTATCAAATATTGATGTTAACAGACGATTTTTGTAATGACACCAAGAAAATATACTAAATCAATAGAAGTGTGGAAAACAACAACGGTTGCTGATGGTTATGGTGGTAATGTTGTTACTACTGAATTGGATTATTCAATATGGGCAAATGTAACGACTAAAAATTCATCGAGATTAAATGAGAATGGTCAGAATGATAATCTTGTTCAAACTATATTTACTGTTCGCAATAGAGTTAATTTGGATCTAACTATCAAATATAATTTCATTAAATATAACGATGTAATATATAATATTGATAGCATCTTAAATATTGACTTGGATAATATTGATATTGAAATACAAGCCACTCAAAGAACTTAATGGAAATAAAAGGCTTAAATAGTGTTTTAGCTAATATACGAAAGTACGGCAAAGAAGCTGAAAA